AAAACGCAGAAAAGATATTTATTATTTTGGTAATAACTAGGAGTATAGAAAATGGCTGGATTTAGTGATTATTTAGAAGACAAGGTACTTAACCATGTATTTGGTGGCACAAACTACACTGCACCTGTAACACATTATGTTGCATTGTATACAGTAGCACCTGATGACACTGGTGGTGGTACTGAAGTAACAGGTGGAGCTTATGCAAGACAAACCTCTACTTTTACTGTCTCAGGCACATCCCCCACAACAGCGACAAATGCAGCAGCAGTTGAATATCCAACAGCTACAGACAATTACGGAACTGTAGTTGCAGTAGGTATTTTAGATGCCTTAACTGGTGGAAACTTACTTGCTTATGCAAACTTAGATACATCTAAACCTGTAACAACTGGTGATGTATTCAGATTTGACGCTGGTGATTTAGACATCACATTAGCTTAATAACATGGCCTCAGTAGGCTATGGATATGGCGGTTACGGGAAGTCTCATTACGGACAACCTGTTTTTCAACTTGGCGTAGCTACATCCGCTCAAACATCATCTATGTCTGCAATAGGCAGACAAATAGATCGTGGTGTTGCAATCATTGCACAGACATCTGGAATGTCTGCAATTGGTACTCAAGTTGATCGTGGATCTGCAACCATAGCACAAACCAGTGGCATGACCAGTGTGGGCCATAGAGTCCATCTTGGTTCAAGCACAATAGCACAAACTTCTGGTATGAGTGCTGTAGGTACTCAAATTGATAGAGGCTCTGCAACGATAGCTCAAACCTCGTCTATGACAGCCGAGGGTCGATATACCATAGCAGCATCTTCTACAATTGCAGCATTATCAGATATGTCTGCCATTGGTACACAGATTGATAGAGGTGCATCAACCATCTCACAAACAAGTGGATTTTCAGCAAGTGGTGGTCTAAAATGGGAGGTAATACAGAATCCTGATACTACCTGGACTCAATTAACAAAAGAACAAGCGGCATAATAATATGGCAGATACATTTACAACTAACTTAAATTTAACCAAGCCTGAGGTTGGAGCAAGTACCGATACATGGGGCGGAAAATTAAACACCGACCTCGATACTTTAGATGGTATTTTTGCTGATGCAGGAAACGGAACAAGCGTGGGCCTTAATGTTGGCTCTGGTAAAACTTTAACAGTTGCAGGAACACTATCATCTAGTGGAACTTTAAACTCAACTGGAACTTTGTCTATTGGCGGTGTAACAATTACTGCAACAGGAACAGAGTTAAATTATACTGATGGGGTAACATCTGGCATACAAAGTCAGCTTGATACAAAAGCAACAACAGGAAAAGCTATAGCAATGGCTTTGGTTTTCGGATAAAATTAGGACAATATTATGGCAAATCCAAATTTAGTAAATGTAACTTCGATATATGCAAATAGCATAAATGGAGCTTTAACAACAACTCTCACAACTGATCTATTAACTTGTGCAAGTGATAAGGTTATTAAAATTAATAGCATTGTCGTTGCAAACATTGATGGCACTAACGCTGCTGATGTAACAATGGGAATTATTAAAAGTGGTGGTTCAGTAGTTTTATTTGCTTCAACTATCTCTGTTCCAGCAGATGCTACTTTGGTTCTTATTGATAAGAACTCAAGCATCTATCTTGAAGAAGGAGATGTATTAGAGGGTGGTGCAAGTGCTAATGGAGATTTAACTTACACCATTAGTTACGAAGAACTAGATGACGCTTAAGGAGTACAAATATGGCTCACTTTGCAGAACTTAATTCAAGCAACGAAGTATTACGAGTAATAGTAATATCCAACGATGATGTAGAAGCTAACGGAGGAGAATTATCCTCTGAAGCAGAAACATTTGTAGCATCTATCGTTCCACATTCAGAAGATGGAACAGCTTGGAAACAAACTTCATACAACAATAATTTTAGAAAACAATATGCAGGTATTGGCGATACTTTTGATTCATCAAAAGATAAATTTATTAAGCCAAAACCTTACCCTTCTTGGTCATTAGATTCTAATGATGACTGGGAAGCACCAGTTACTTATCCAACAATTACAGAAATAGATTCAAAACCAGTCCTAATTTCTTGGGATGAAGATAATCAAAAATGGCTAGGAGCAACCTATACTGGTGATCCAATAGTTACAACCAATTACGAATGGGATGCTACTAATCTGCAATGGAATGAGGTCTAACCATGGCTAATTCTAATGGCGGAATAGTAGGTGTCGATAACCCCCCAACTCAAATACCAGAAATTATAACCACATTTAATTCTAGCGGAACTTTAACGACTGCCCCTTATACAACTTCTGTTGACTATCTTGTTGTCGCAGGTGGTGGAGGCGGAGGTAATGGTAATGGAGGAGATGCAGCAGGTGGCGGTGGAGCTGGAGGTTTTAGAACTGGAAGTAGTTTTCCAGTAACCTCAGCAACAGCCTATCCAATAACTGTTGGTGGAGGTGGTAGCAATACTGCAGATGGAAATCCATCTGTTTTTTCAAGCATAACTTCTACTGGAGGTGGAAAAGGCGGTCAACCACTTGGAGGAAATCCTGGAGGTTCAGGCGGTGGTAGTTCTGGAAATAATTCAAATCAAGGAACAGGAAACACTCCACCAGTATCTCCATCACAAGGTAATCCTGGAGGACCTGGATCAGCTAATTTTAGTGGTGGTGGTGGCGGTGGTGCTAGTGCAGCAGGTGCAGCCCCAACACCACCAACAGGTGTTGCAGGTGTAGGTGGAGCAGGAACAGCATCATCTATCTCAGGTTCATCAGTCACTTATGCAGGAGGCGGAGGTGGCGGAGCTTACACTGGATTTCTTGGGCTTTCTAATGGAGGTGCTGGAGGTGCTGGTGGCGGAGGAGCTGGTGGAGCAGGACCTTCTAATGATGGAAATGCTGGAACTCCTAATACAGGAGGTGGTGGAGGTGGAGCAAGTCCAGGACCTGGATCGCCTCAAGTTGGAGGTGCAGGTGGTTCAGGAGTCGTTATCGTTAAAGAACCATTAGGACCTTACTTAGCCTCAGGAGTATGGGATATGAACGCTCTTTACGACAATGTGAAAGCAGGGACATGGACCAATGCCTAGATTAATCGGAGCAGTACAAGCACCAGTTCAAGAGACTCAAGCAGAGCAAATTACTACTTTTAACTCTTCAGGTACTTTAACCACACAACCAAGAACAACTCAAGTTGAATATTTGGTTGTTGCAGGTGGTGGGTCAGGTTGCGGTCAATACGTAGGAGTTTCGGGTGGTGGTGGTGCAGGTGGTTTTAGAACTGCAAGTGGATATGCAGTTTCTTCTGCCTCACCTTACCCAGTGGTAATTGGTGGAGGTGGTACAGGTGGTTATGACTTCTACAATGTTGGTAATGTTGGTACTGATTCTTCATTTGACACAATCACATCAATTGGTGGCGGTGGAGGTGGTGGATTTCTTACAGGCACAATAAGTGGCGGTTCAGGTGGTGGACAAGGTTATAATGACCCAGCAGGAGCAGGAACACCAGGTCAAGGTAATCCAGGTGGTAATAAAGGCACTACTGGCACTATCGTTGGTGGTGGTGGTGGTGGTGCAGGTGCTGCTGGTGCAAATGCTACTGATAATTCAGCAGGAAATGGCGGAAACGGACTAGCATCTTCTATCTCAGGCTCACCAGTTTACTACGCTGGAGGAGGTGGAGGCGGTGGAGAATCAAACACACCTGGATATAGTATAGGAACTGGTGGATTAGGAGGCGGTGGTGATGGAGGATTAGCTCAGAATACTCCACTTGCAAATGGTCAGGCTGGAACAGCCAATACTGGAGGCGGTGGTGGAGCAGCATCAAAAGCTAGTGGTGGAGCTTATGTTAGTGGAAGTGGTGGTTCAGGAATAGTTATAACTAAAGAACCAGCAGTTGATTATGTTCTTGCCTCAAGCATTTGGGATTTAAGACAAGTCTTTAGAGAAGTCAAAGCTGGTAACTGGACTAACTAACAACAACCTTTCTTTTAAATCACATCTAAATTATACTGATCTCTTAAGAGAGAGAAGATGAATCTAAAATATTATTACTGGTACTTTCAATCAGCCATACCTGAAAGAATATGTGATGACATAGTTCGTTATGGTCAAGAGCAAAACAAAGAAATGGCTCTTACAGGTGAAGCTGGTAGAGACAATAAAAAACTAACCAAACTAGAACTTAAAAACATTCAAAAGAAACGCAAGTCTGATATTGTATGGATGTCAGATAGATGGATATACAAAGAAATCCAACCTTACATCCATCAAGCAAATTATAACGCTGGGTGGAATTTCGAATGGGATTTTAGCGAGGCTTGTCAGTTTACTGAATACAAGAAAGGTCAGTTTTACGATTGGCATTGTGACTCTTACGAAGAACCTTACAATAATCCTGAAAATCAAAATGTGCATGGTAAGTTAAGAAAACTTAGCATGACTGTATCTTTAACTGATCCTGATGAATATGAAGGCGGAGATTTAGAGTTTGATTTTAGAAACACAGACGAAGGTTCACAGCCAAGAATATGTGAAGAAATTAGAAAGAAAGGTAGCGTGATTATCTTTCCATCTTTTGTTTGGCATAGAGTCAAACCAGTAACCAAGGGAATACGACACTCCTTAGTGTGTTGGAATTTAGGATATCCATTCAAATGAGCTTTAAGAAAAATAAATACCAAGTTATTAAAAACGCTATATCAACAGAGTTAGCAGATTTTTGTTATCAATACTTTTTAAATAAAAGAGCAGTAGCAAGACATTTGTTTGATGAAAGATACATATCACAATTT